ACGATGGCCCACCCGGCCCCGCCGTCTGGTACCCATTTGGTGTCGAGTTTTTCTGGTCTGTGGTTCATGGTTTTAGTGTAGCACACACACGCTTATAGTGTTTGGTCTGAGGAGGCCCCATGAGTGACCCCAAGAGATTCATTGGCTCCACCCGCAGCACATGGGGTGGCGAGACCACTCGCCGGTCATGGATCGGCCCGCTCGTCGTCGGAACGCTCGCGCCGTGGCAAAGTCGCAGGCCCCATGTGCAGGTTATCCGCAGCCTCCGCTATGTCGGCATCAACGCCTTCGGCTTCTTTGCCAGCGTGTCTCGATGAGGCCAATCAGGGTTGACCGGATCAGACGCCACCGGCTTGGCATGGGTCCGGCACCGGCCTACCGCGTGAGCCGCACCTTCCACAAGGAAGACCTCCCCTCGGGGGCGCAGAAGTGGCAGCGCGCGTGGGGTAAGGCGGTGCCCCATGACGGACCGGCCACGATCACGGCGGTTGAGCAGGGCGACTACGTCAGCATCACTATCGCCTTTGACTGACAACCGAACGGTCTGAGGAGGCCCCCGTATGGCGCAACGCATCGTTATGCCAGCCAGTATTCGCGTCGGTTCAGTGGTCTACACCGTGACCATCGACCCCGACGACTGGATGCGAGTCGAGCACAAAGTCCAGAGCAAAGGCGACTACGGCCACACTCAGAACCTCGGGGCCACGATCTACGTCAACCCGGCAGCCACACCTGATGTCCAACGCCTGACGCTGTGGCACGAGGTCATGCACGCCATGTGCGAGACCGTCATGGGTTCACCCAACTGGCTCGACCTTGGCGAGGGGAACGCCGAGCGCGAGGAGTCCGTCGTCCGAACGCTCGAGTCACCGACCCTGCTCGTGTTGCGCGACAACCCTGCGCTCGTCGCCTACCTGACGGCCTGAGGCCAACATGGCGACAAGGATCGTGGGGCTGACAGGTGTGCCCGCAATCAAAGCCAAACTGATCGAGCTGGTGGGTAAGGGCATGTCCGTGAAGGACGCCTGCTCCCTGGTGGGGCGTTCCGTTAAAACGTTTGAGAACTATCAGGGGTCGGACCCTGAGTTCAGTAAGGCTATCGCCGCGTCGAGGGTGCGGTTGAAGCGTGCGGTGCGTTCGGATGAGGACCCGGAGGTGTTCAACCTCAGTTTCGCGGAGTGGCGGAAACGCTACCTCGGCAGGGAGACATATCCGCACCACCAGTTGTGGGTGGACGTGTTGGAGGGCAAGGAGCCCACCTTGTGGCATCCTGCCCTGCAATATACGAAAGGTTCACCGCGCCGGGTCCTGATCAACTGCCCGCCTCACCATGGCAAGAGCACCGTGTTGACCACGGAGTATACGACGTACCGGCTGTGTCTCAACCCGGCCTTGCGTATTGTGATCATTTCAAAGACGGCGGAGTTCGCCTCCGCGTTCTTGCACAGCATTAAGACGATGCTCACGGACCCTGAGTTCATAGACCTGCAAAAAGCCTATGGCCCGCCTGATGGGTTTAAGCCCCAAAGGGGCGAGGGGCGTTGGGCCAACAACGTGATCTACTTGGCGGATAGGAACCTGGACGCTGCGGACAAGGCGGCTAAGGACCCTAGTGTTATCGCAATGGGTATCGGCTCAGGTGGAATCTACGGTCGTCGGGCTGACCTCGTCATCCTCGATGACGCCATTGACGACAACAACGCGCACGCTTACGCGAAGCAGTTTGACTGGCTCACCCGAACGGTTTTGTCGCGTAACAAGACAGGCATCGTGGCGTTGGTGGGGACACGAGTCGCCCCGATGGACCTCTACAGTCACGTTCTGAATGACGACATTTACATTACGGGTAAGTCCCCGTGGACGGTGCTGCGCACGCCGGCAGTGTTGGAGTACGCGGAGGACCCTAAAGACTGGGTGACCCTGTGGCCCAAGTCCAGCCAGCCACTTGATGAGAACCTTGAGGTTGAACCGGACAAGGATGGCATGTATCCCGCATGGGATGGGCCGTCTTGTGCGGAGGCCCGTGCTGACAACCGGCCCATGATTTGGGCTTTGGTGTGGCAGCAGCAGCAGACCAGCGACGACATGACGTTCAGCTCCCAATGTGTGCGGGGGTGCGTGGAGGGTCGTCGCAAGGCTGGGCCGTTGAAGGCCGGGGCTTGGGGTCACCCGAAGTTTGGGGCTGAGGGCATGCAGGTGATGGGGTCTATTGACCCTGCGGGTACTGGTTTGGCGTTCCTCCTGGTGTATGCGGTTGACCGGCGCACCAAGGAGCGGTGGGTTTTGAACGCCTGGATGGGGTCCAGCACGTTGCCGTCGTGGTATGCGGCGCGCATTGAGGAACTGACCCCCCTGTATGGGATCACTGAGTGGGTGGTTGAGGCTCAAGGCTACTCCAACTGGTTGTATCACGATGAGCGGATTATGGCTTATTGCAAGCAGCGGGGTATTAAGATCAGCCCGCATTACACGGGTCGCAACAAGATCGACCCGGATTTTGGGGTTGCATCCATGGAGGGTCTGTTTGGCAGCTTGTCCCCGGAGGTTTCGGGCGGCAAGTTGAAGCATAACGGTGACAACATCATTCACCTGCCTGACCCGGACTCGTCTCAGGGCATCAAAGCACTGATTGACCAACTGGTGACGTGGGTGCCGGGCAAGTCTGGTGGGAAACTCCGTCAGGATGGCCCGATGGCGTTGTGGTTCGCTGAGACACGTGCACGTTTGTATGTTACGGGCGGGGATCATGCGCAAACGACCCATGTGAAGAACAAGTATTTATCCCGCAGGGCTGCGGGCAGGCAGTACGTGGCAAACGCTAACTAGCGAGGGGCAGACTGACGTTGAAACCAGTCCTTCAAGACATGTTCTACGACCCAGCATCGCCCGTCGATCAGCAACGCGGCAACTGCTTGCAAGCCGCCCTCGCGGCCCTCTTGGAACTGCCACTGGACGATGTGCCGCATTTCGTCCAGGACCACGTTGACCACGACGGTGACAGCGTCAATGAGTGGCACTGGTGGAACCGGATGTTGCTCTGGTTGCACGACCGTGGCCTGAGTGTGACCTCGCCTGAAGCCTGCGATCCTGAGCCCGGCGAGCACGTGCTGGCAATGGGACCAAGCCCACGAGGCAAGGGCATTCACCACGTCGTCATCAACCGTGACGGGCAACTCGCCCACGACCCACACCCTGACGCGGTCGGACTCGTGTCGATCCAGAGCATCTACATGGTCCGACCGCTTAAAACCGCCTGACCCCGTCACTTAAATAGCAAGGACACCATGGACCAGGACAAGTTCAACAGCGTTGTGCGGAAGGTTGAGTCGCTGGCGTTGCAGTACGCCACCCGCGACTACGCCGCCGTGCAGGTTCGTGCTGTCCGCCATGGCGACTTTGACCAGATCGCACCAGGCGTGTTCCCTGAGGATTGGCCCCGCCCGGTTGTTGCTAATATTGTGGACAACATGGCGCGGGACTTTGCCGCGAAGTTGACGCCCCTGCCGTCGTTTAATTGCAGTGCCGCGTCCATGGTGTCGGATGCGGCTAAGAAGTTTGCGGATAAGCGGTCGAAGATCGCCCACAACTACCTTATCCACTCCCACCTTGCGTCTCAGATGCCTGACGCCGCTGATTCGTATAACTGTCACGGCATGGCTGTGTTTAGTATTGAGCCGGACTGGGATGCGAAGTTGCCTCGCATCCGGGCCGAGGACTCCGTGTACGTTTACCCTTTGTGGAACCGCAACATGGACACGGTTGCGGCAGCGAAGATCAGTTTCGCTTACGCGAACCAGATTGAGGCGGACTACCCGACCGCTAAGGATTTGCGTAAGAAGCACCCTGGTGCGTTGGTGGGTGGGGACCGTTACAAGGTTGTGAAGTGGTCGGACAAGGATGTCACGGTCACGTACCTGCCCGATCTGGGCAATTTCATTCTTGAGGAGTACCAGTCTCCTACGGGTGAGTGCGAGTACGTGTGTGTGCCGCGCCCGTCAGGGCATGGTTCGTTTGGGCAGGTTATTCGGGGCCAGTATGACGACCTTGTGTGGCCTCAGATTGCGCGCAACGAGTTCCAGATTCTTGCCCTTGAGGCTACTGACAAGGCTGTGCGGGCACCTATCATTGTGCCGCCTGACGTAACGGATATTGCGTTTGGTCCTGACGCGGTGTTGCAGACAAACAACCCACAGGGTGTGCAACGCCTGAAAGTGGATGTGCCGCCTGCGGCCTTTCAGTCGATGGAGTGGCTGCGTGAGGACATGCAGCGTGGCGGCATGTCGTCTGACGCTCGTAGCGGGCAGTCTTCCGCGTCGGTCATTACGGGTGCCGGGGTTGATGCGCTTGGTGATGGGTTTAATGCGCAGCAGGCGCAAGCCCAGGAGATGATGAAGTTTGCGTTGAAGAAGGTTCTTGAGCGTTGCTTCGCCATGGATGAGAAGCTGTGGCCGAAGGTTGCGAAGGAGATTCGCGGGCAGGATGGCGGCGTGCCTTACGTGATCAAGTACACGCCCGCGAAGGACATTGCGGGGGACCACACCATTGATGTGCGGTACGGTTTCTTGGCGGGCGTGGACGCAAACCGTAGTCTGATTTTCATCCTTCAAGCGTATGGTGCGAAACTGTTGTCACGGGATTATGCGATGCGTAACCTTCCAGCGAACTTTAACGTTTCTGAGGAGACGAAGAAGATTGAGTTGGAGGAGATGCGCAAGTCTTTGTTGGATTCGTTGGCGGCTGCGTCTCAGGCGTTGCCAACAATGGTGGCTCAGGGCGCTGACCCGTCGAAGCTGGTTGCGTCTTTGGCTGCTGTGACGAATGGTATTAAGTCGGGTAAGGCTATTGAGGACATTGTTCTTCTGGTGTTTGCCCCACCACCCCCCGAACCTGCCCAGGCGCCTCCCGGTGTTGCGGCCCCCGGAGACCCCTCCTCTCCTCCGGTTTCGGGTCCTCCCGGTTCTGAGGCGCCTGGGCAGGCAGGTCCGCCTGCTGGTGGCCCGATGGCCCCTCCGGGTGGCCCTCCTCAGGGACGACCGGACCTGTTGACCCTCATGGCGGGAAACCGTGGCGGAATGAACCCAATTCTTGGCGCTAATGTCCGGCGCAGTATGCCGGTGGCCTGATGCCTAGTGGCGGGCTGCATTCGCCCACTAACCCAGCCGCAGTGTCGGGTCCTGGCGCTTTGAGCCAGCGCACTGACGGCGCTCCGCAACCAAACATGCAACTCCCCAACGCGAAGTATGGGGAGCAGAAGGATTTCCAGTCCATTCAGGGCGGTGCCCCGATGGGGCAGCCCGCATCACCAACGGGTGCAACAGGCGGCGCCGACACGCCGCAGATGCCTACCGAGTTTGGTGCACCGACACAGAACCCCAACGAGCCGGTCACTGCTGGTGCCGCCGTTGGTGCGGGCGCTGGCCCCGACGCTTTGAACCTGCCTAAGGGTGACACGCCGCAGGAGATTCGGGCGCGCTACGGGCCGATCCTGCCAGCTCTCATCGCAGAGAGCCAGAGTCAGTACGCCACGCAGGCGTACAAGGACTCAGTCTCAGCTTTGCTCGCACTATTCTAAAAGGAGCCTGAATGCCTGACGGCAACGACTGGCTCTCTAGCCTTGCGTCTAAGGTTTCGTCGGTCGGTTCTTATATTGGTGGTGTCATTCAGGGCACGTTCGCCCCGGACCTGTCCACGTTTGACATTACCCGCGCACCTACTGGCGCACTGAACGCCGAACGTGCGGCAGCAGGTGCTGTCGGGAACGCCCTGAGCGTGGCGTCAGACAAGGACCCCAGCAAACTGCTCACCGGGCCGATCATGGCGGGACTGCATGATGCGGGTATTGGTGCGCAGGGCGACGAGTGGGATAAGGGCCTCATCGGCCTGCTTGGTACGGGTTTCAGCAAGGCTGGCAGCCTCCTGACGTATGGGGCGTTGGCTACTACCCAAAACTCTGCCGGTGACGATCCTGCGTTTATGAAGCAGGGTTTGAACAAGAAGGCTTGGGACATGGCGTTCTCGAAAGAGAACCCCATTGATTTCGGTGCGGCGATAATGGCCGACCAGTCGGTGTTGACGGACCCGTCCGGCCTCAAGGACTTGCACAAGGCGCTGGACTCCACGTGGTACGGCAACATGGTGGCGGGTGCTATCACTTACGGCGGGTACGCTCTTGCCGACCCCACCAAAGGTGGGGGCAAACTGACGGCGGCTTCCCGTGCCGCTAACTATGTAGCTGACCCGATGCACGCTGACCGGCTTGCTACCGCCCTTAACAACGCCGACGCTGCCGGCACGGCGTTGCCGACTGGCAACCTTGGCAATACGGCACGTGCGCTGGTCGGCAAGCCTTTGGATGACGCCTCTCAGGTGGGGCGCATTCAAGCGTCGATGGCTCAACGTTTCGGAAACGACACAAACTTCAACTCCGTGCTGAACAAGTTGGACCCCACCCATGGTGAGGGTACGGATGCCGCCCGCATGGCGGCACCAGTGATGGCTGAGTTGATTGCTGACGCGGGAAAGATCACCGACCCTACATTGCGTGCGACGGCGCAAACCAACATTTTCCTTGCGTCCGCCAACGGCCCCCTTGCGATGAAGTGGTTGGCGGACAACCTGCCAATGGCTGCGGCGAAACTACGCCGCACATCCATGGCCCCGTCAGAGTTCACCCTGGTGCGCAACGTCATGGACGACGTTGAGGCTAACGGCATTCAGTCGTTGGACATGAACAAGTGGGTTGACGCCCACTACACCGACCCCGCACAGCAAGCCGAGTTGAAGGCTTACGCTTCCAAGGTTGAGGACGTTCGCAAGTTCAAACAGACCATTGAGCATGGTGGCCCTGGCGGGGCAGAAGTGAGTTTTCGCACGTCGGCGGCTCCGGGCACCAATGAGGGCACCATGGTGGTGCCGCGTGCGTTGGAGCAGTTGAAGGCTGGCCTGAACCAGCATGTCCTTGATGAGCACCTTCTTAAGGATGGTGCGTCAGGGCTGAACATTCGCATCGTGAACTCGGTTGTGACACCGAACGCACCGGGCAGCATTCACATGGCTGACCCGATCATGGGCAACAAGCAGCTCATGGGCACGATGAGGCAGTTCAGTCAGAAGATGCGCGGCACTGACGGGGTTGACGCTTTCACCCCTGCGTACATTGAGGCCACGTCTGAGTCGTATTTGCGTGCAACCCCTGCTGAGCGGGGCGCGATTGTTGACAACGTGAATGACGCGCTTTTGCAGAAGGTTGCGGAGCATTACAGTGCGCAAGCCGTTGCCCACCGTGGTGCAGAGTTGACCCCTGAGAATGTGCGCCAACTGGTGGCAACCGCTAACGCGGCAAAGAATGGCGGTCGGGCTTACGCCGAGGCGGCCGTGAAGAAGGCTCAGGCTGCCGGCGAGTCGGAAACGCACCTTGGTGACCTGACCGGCGCGGACACCGTGTTGAAGACGGCGCACATGGCGTCACAGTTGGAGACGACACGGTTCTTGTGGGACTGGCGTTCCGCGAGTGACGCCGTTGACAGTTTCTATAAGGCGAACCGGATCACCAGTGCGAACGCCCTTGACAGGGTTGCCACGCAGGCTGGTGCGAACTCGTACCAGTGGATTGCCGGGTATCACAAGATTTGGAAGCATGCTGTTCTGTTGCGTCCGGGTTTGGCTGTGCGTGCCCTCGAGGACACGGGGTTGCGTGCGTCGGTCACTATTGGTGCACAGAACATGGCGATGCAGGCCCTGACGGGTGCGTTGAACGTTGCCCGCAACCACGGTAACGGTTTGCTGAACACGTTTGATTCGGCACGCATGACGATGACCGCTGCGGACAAGGAGGGTGCCCGCCGGGCGCAGGCCAGCATCAACATGATGACGGCGGCTGGTGAGGACCAGGCGTTTAAGATCATGGACCGGACCATGCAGGCGAACAGGTCTGCGGAGCTGGCGGGGGACTTTGCCACAAAGATTCACAACATGCCAACCCCGCGTCCGGCGAAGCCGACGATGGGTGGGAACCTTGAGTCTGGTGTGCCTGGTGTGACGTTTGACCCGATGGGGCAGGGGCGTGTCAGTAAGGCCGGCCAGTGGCACACGTTGAGCAACTTTTACGCCGATGCTGAACTGCGGGCTGTCGAACTTGAGCAGCGTCAACGTGGAAGCCTCCTGCCGTCTAGTGGCGGTAAGCCGTTGGGTGTGGGCCGTAAGGCTCCGCGTAAGGCTGACGGGACGATTGACCGCACCGCTGCGAAGCGCAGCGACACTCCCGTGTATGACCAGCCGACTGGTTTGCGCGGGCTCAATGCAGAGTTTGCTGCGCAGGCACCCGTGCGCAAGGCCGCGATCAAGGGCTATGAGACGGCGAAGGCCCGCTACGAGCAGGGCCATGCCAACAAGTTCTCCAACGCGGCACAAGAGTTTGATGTCAACGGTTACAAGTTTGCCCTGGTGAAGTCCAACATGGACTACGACGTTGTGAAGGCTGAGGCTCAGGGTGGTGGCACCGCGTCTGACATGTACTTGGGTCAGATGAGCCAAGACTTGAAGCGCATGCGCGTTGACGCCAACCATGGCAGTGACCATGTCGCACCGGATGATGCGCACTGGGCGGAGAAGCACGCCGCAACAGCGAACGTGTTGCGCAGTTCGCCTACGGCACGAAAACTGTTGATGGAGCGGGAGGCCCTGACCGTCCCTGAGCGGACGGATGAGGCTGTTGTGCAGTCGTACCTGACGGACCCGAAGGTTGTTGCGGAGTACCGTGGACTGTCCCTGCCACGCGACGTTGAGGGTCAGACGGTTGAGGGCAAGGTCGGCAAGGTTCGCACCATGGTTCGTGGTGAGCACCTTGGTGATGAGGGTATGAAGTCGTGGCTGTCGCAACTCAACGATTCGGTGCGTTCGATGACGCCCACGCAGGCGGCATACGACCTGCTTGTTGGCGCCAAGGATGTCACCCCTGAAATGTCTAACGCGGCTATTCGTGGCGGGGCCAGGTTCCCCATCTTCGGGCCGGACGTGTTCCGCGATGTCGGGCCGAGTCTGATCGAGAAGTTTTACAAGTACACGCTGAACGTCCCTGACGTTTACCTTGCCCGCGTGCCGATGGTGAACGGCTTGTACCGGGCGAACGTGCGCGAACTGGTGCCCCGCTACATTGACCGGGCAACATCGGAGGGTCGCACGGTTCTGAGCGATAAGGAACTTGAGCAGATTCACCAACTCGGCATGCAGGGTGCCCTCAACGACACCCGCCGTGACATGTACGACGTTCACCGCAACGTGGGCATTCATGGTGTGGCTGGGATGATCAGCCCGTTCTTCGCCCCGTGGGAAGACGCCATGACCTCGTGGGGTCGGCTCATGTATGACAACCCTGCGGTTGCCGGGAAGCTGATGCGTTACTCGCAGATCGGTGACATGTTCTATGTGACCACTGACTCTAACGGTAAGCCCACGCAGGCGTGGGATGGCACTGGGATGCAGGACAAGTACATCAACATTCCGTTGCATGGTATTGGCGGGTTGGAGTCGTTGCGGGCGAACGTTGGTTCGTTCAACTCGATTCAGCAGGGCAACGTGCCCTTCTCCCCCGGTGTTGGCCCACTGGTTCAACTGGGGTCTACGGCGTTGGTGGGTTGGGGTTTGACGAAGATGGGCGGGCCTGGTGCCTGGCTGTGGAAGCAAATCAACGAGCACCCTGACAACATTGTGAACAAGACGTTCCTGCCGCAGGGCGGGGTGCCGAAGGCTGACTGGAACTCCCTGATCGGGTCACCGTTGCCGTCGTACATGCGAAAACTGTCGGACGCCATTTTTGGGGATTCGCCGCTGTCTTTCGGCAACGTTTACTCCAACGCTTTCGGCACACGGTACGGCAACCTGATCACCCAGTTTCGCACAGACAATGGTGGGCGGGACCCGTCCAAGGTTGAGTTGGTTGCCATGCAGGGGCAGGCTGACTCGGGTGCCCGTGCCGCCGCACTGGCTTCGGCGTCAATGTCGTTCGGTATCGGCATTTCGGGCAATGCGGCCCCTGAGGGGCAGTTGTATGTGGACAAGATGCACGCTTTGAATGCGATGACCCCCGCTCTTGCGGCTCAAGGGCTGACCCCCGGTGGGGTGTTTGCCACCATGTACCCGAACGCGTCACGGCTGAACTGGTCATTCAGTGTGAACGACGGTCACTTGCAGGCGACGGTTAATGCGACAAGCAACTATTACAAGAACCGCACCCTGATGGACGCGAACCCTGATTCGGCTTGGTGGATTGCTGGGGCCGACAACATTCTGGCGAACCTTGGCGACCCGGATCAGGCGGGCAAAACGTTCTCACAGTCGGCGTACAACCAGCAGATGACTGCCGGTTTGCGGCGTCGGTACAACAAGACTGAGCTGATCCAACAGCAGGACATTGCTATGGGGTACGGGCAGAAAGCCAACTTTGATTCGGCCATGGCCTTGTACATGCGGGATAACGGGATCAAGTCGTTGAGTTCTAAGAACGCCGGCCAGTTGGGTGTGCTGAAAAACGAGTTCATTGCACAGTTGGGTCAGCAGTTCCCTGCGTGGGGGGTTGACCAGTCCACGATGGACCGCAACCGCCGTGAACGGCAGATCACGCAGATTCAGGGCATGGTGGAGAACCCTCCCCCCACTTTGCGTGACCGTCCTGACGTGGCAACAACAGCGAAGTACTTGTTTGCGCGGCAGGCGTTGGCGGATAACGCCAAGTTGCAGGGTGTCACGGCTTGGCAAACATCGGCGGGCCAACTGGCTAACCGTTACTCGTTGTGGCAGTACGGGCAGTCGTTGGCTGCTGGGGACATCGTGTTTCAGCAGGCGTGGTCCCGACTGTTTGAGTCGGAGTTCAAAAACGACTTGACACCTACGACGGGAGCCTGACATGCCAACAACCGACCCGGCCATTCAGGCGGGCATTAACAAGGCGAAGGCGACCGGCGGCAACCCTCAGGTTTTGGACACGGCCGGCTTCGCGTCGATGTTTGCTGGCGCGGCGGGGCAGCAGGCGGCGGCGGGTACGACGATCCCTTTGTGGCGGGCCAACCACAAAGAGGCCGTCCGCCGTATTGACGCCAACGGTGAGCAGGTTGTTGGCTCCACGTCGAAGGTGACGACCCCTGAGCAGTACAACGCGAATGACGCATCCACACAGTTCGGCATCCTGCTGATGGACCCGGCGATGATGCACGAGTGGGGTCAGCTTGCACGGAAAACCCCCGGCCTTGGAATCACTGCGGCCAACATCAACGACGCCAGCGCTTTGGGTAAGGCGTGGGATACCGCCATCGGTTGGGCCGTGAACATTAAGGACGCCACCGGGGGCAGTACCGAGGTGACGCCTTTTGAGGTGGCGAAGATGGTTTCACAGAATATGGGCGGTGCCCTGTTGGCGCAGCAGCAGGACGCTGCCGCCCATTACACGGGCGACAAGGTGACCACGTCAACGAGCATTGACCAGTCCCAGTCGGCTACGACAGGGGACGTGTTGCACCAGCTTTTGGGGCGGAACCCGACTGCCGGTGAGCAGGCCACATACCAGCACGGTTTGAATCAGGTTGCTGCGGCGAACCCGACGGTGACGAACTCTGTGAATTCTTACGTGAATGGGCAGCAGACGGCTCAAACGAACACGACCACTGGTGGTTATGACCAGAAGGCTGCCGCTGAGCAGCAGGCGTCGTCGGCTTCTCCTGACGTTGCGAAGAACCAACAGGCCACTGTTTTCTATGACGCGCTGGTCAACGCTGTTCGTGCGGCCGTCTAATGGCGACCGCCACCAACGGCGGTGGTGGGCCGTCGTTCGATGAGTTCTTTCACGGCATAGCGCAGCAGGAGTCGGGCGGCAACTACGGTGCCGTCAACCCCGGTTCCGGCGCGCTCGGGAAGTATCAGATCATGCCTGGCAACATCGCCGAATGGTCGCAAAAGTATATGGGCACCCAGTGGACGCCCCAACAGTTCTTGGGCGACCCGTACAAGCAGGAGGCCCTGGCTAAGGCGGTCCTGGGCGACTATTACACGAAGTGGGGCGCGAGAGGCGCAGCTTCGGCGTGGTACTCAGGTGACCCTGCACTGAACTTGAACTACAACCCGCAAAAGGGTGGCCCGCCCATCGGGCAGTACGTGGACGAGGTCATCGGGAAGTCTATGGGGTTTCCGGGGACACCGGGCACGTCGTATCAGTCGGCTGCCGCCGTGCCTGTGACGACCGTGGACAACACGGTGAAGCCTGTGGCCAAGCCGCAAATGCCGGGTTCGGCGGGGGTTGGTGCCGTGTCCGCACCAGGCATTGACGCTTTCACCAGTTCTGGCGCTGGCGCGGTTGGCACCAATGGGGGTCAGGCGTTCGGAGAAGCACCCACCAGCGCACCAACACCCACTGCGGGCACTATTCCCCCACCACCCACCACTGGCCCCACAGGGGCCGCCACGGGCGCGCAAGGGCAGGCTATTGCGGCGGGGCAGAAGTGGCTTGGCACGCCGTACGTTTTTGGTGGCGGCAACTCTGGCGGCCCGTCAAAGTCGCCGCTGGCGCACGGCAACTTCAACGATGTGGGGTTCGACTGCTCCGGGTTTATTCAGTACGCCCTTGCGGGTGCCGGGATCAGCGCACCCCGGTTGTCTTACGACCAGTTGCAAATGGGCCAAAGGGTTCCGCTAAATCAACTAAAGCCGGGTGACCTTGTGGGGTTCGGTGACGGTGGGCACATCGCCTTGTATGAGGGTAACGGTCAGATCATTGAGGCCGCTAAGACGGGTACGCCTGTTCGTGAGCGGGCGCTTGGCCCGAATGAGGGCGCGTGGGGCGTCAGCATCTCCGGTCTTTACAAGTGACGATGGGTAGGGATTCCTGATGCAAACCACCGGTAACGGCGGGGGCGGTGCTGCTGCGGCGAAAGCTGCTGCTACCAAGGCAGCCGCAGCGAAGGCAGCCGCAGCCAAGGCGTCGGCTGCAAAGCCTGCGGCCAGCAGGCCGGCCGCTAAACCTTCTAGTGGCGGTTCTGCCCGCCCTTCCACGACCGCCGCGACCGCGCCCGTGGCAGCGTCGGGTGCAGGGTATGACCAGTCGGCAGCCGCCCAAGCCGCGAACTTTGGTTGGTCCCTGGCCGTCATCAACTCCGACCCCGAACTGAAAGCCCTGTTCGCCCAAGCCACCGCTACGGGTCCCGGTGGCGGGTGGACGACCGACCACTTTGTGGCGAAGGTTCGTGACACCAAGTGGTTTAAGGCCAACGCGGACACGGCACGCCAAGCCATCATTTTGCAGAAGGCTGACCCGGCGACGTACAACGCGAGGGTGGCGGCTGGTGCCGCGCAGTCGGTCAACATGGCTGGCAGTATTGGCGCACAACTTTCCCCCGCACAGGCCAACATGTTTGGCATCCGCTCGGTCATGGGTGGGTGGAACAGCGACCAGCTCAAGCAGGCCATGGCCGCTTACATCAAACCGACTGGCACCCAGTACACGGGCGGTGCGGCCACCTACCAGTACCAGTACAACCAGATGCAAGCCCAGTATGGGATAACCCTTCCGCCGGCAACGCTGGGTTCGTGGATTGCGCAGTCCGCTCTGGGAAACATAACCCCCGACCAGGTGCGCAATAACCTGATTGCTCAGGCGTCGTCCCGTTACCCGTCTTTGGCGGACAGGTTGAAGGCGGGTGAGACGGTGCAACAGATTGCAGACCCGTACATTCAGTCTCAGGCGAAGATTCTTGAACTGAACCCGAACACTATTTCGTTGACGGATAAGAGTATCCAGTCGGCGTTGGCAAGTAGGGACCCGAAGACGGGTCAGGCGGTGACGCAGCCGGTTTGGGATTATGAGCAGACGTTGCGGAACGACCCGAGGTACATGAAGACGCAGCAGGCTCAGGACGGTGCGATGGCTATGGGGCATCAAGTGCTTCAAGACTGGGGAGTTAAGAGCTGATGGCACTCGCTGACGATCTTACTGGCCCACAGAAGGACGCCAACGCGGCCCTGACGGCCCTGTTCACGTCTTACGGTCTGGGGTCACTGGCCCCCGTGATCATGTCGTACATCAAGAACGGGTATTCGGCTGACACTGCGAGCATCATGCTCCAAGACACGTCCGAGTACAAAACACGTTTCGCCGGCAATGCCGCCCGCCTTAAGGCTGGCCTGTCCGTCCTCTCCCCTGCCGAGTATTTGGCGACGGAGAAATCTTACGGGCAGGTCATGTCCAAGTGGGGTCTCCCCGCAACGTTTTACGACCAGCCGTCAGACTTTCAGTCTTTCATTGAGGCGGACAAGTCCCCCGCTGAGATGGACCAACGGGCGCAGGCCGCATCAGATTTTGTGAACCGCAGCGACCCGCAATCACTTGCCTACTTCAAACAGTATTACTCGCAGGGCGACATGATCGCCTACGCGCTCGACCCCAAGAGGGCGGCACCCCTGGTGGGTAAAGCGTATGAGGCTTCCCTGATTGGCGGCGCAGCCGCAACGCAGGGTGTCGGTGTCAGCCAGCTTGTGTCTGAGGATTTGGCCGGTCGGGGCATTAGCGCGGACCAGGCTTCGCAAGGGTTCGGGATTGTTAGCGCGGATCAGAAGGCTGCCGCGCAGTTGACGGGCATTTACGGCACGGACTTGTCGCAGCAGGATTTGATTGACTCCGCGTTCAAGTCTGACGCCACCGCTACGGCGAAGGTGAAGAAGCTGGCCTCGCAGGAGCGTGCCGCGTTTGGCGGTTCGGGCGGTGCCGGTTCTACGGCGTTGTCTCAGAGTAACGCAGTCTAGGTAAGGACGAGTCGTGGCCTCAGAGGAACTTCAACACGCGTTGCAGCGTGTGAGCGGCACCACCCTTGATGTGGCCGGTGCGGCGAACGCGTGGGCGGGCACCACCGGTTTGGAACTGGTGGGTGCACTGAACGCGAAAGCCGGCACGTCCGGCCTTGACATTGACGGCGTGTGTAACGCCCTTGCGGGCACACCGGGGCAGGGCGTCGGCATTAACGCTTGCGCCGCCCTTTTCGTGTGACAGCAAAACCTTCATAACTTCCCAAAACGTGCGTCTCGTACTCCTTAAGAGTACACAACCGCTAATAGTACGTGTCCACTCGTACTATCGCCCCCTGCCGAACTATCCCCAAAAAGCCTACCGATGATGTGACGGCCCATCGGAGTGTATTTAGCCCGTCAGGCACAGCCAACCTCACTACCCCTTGTGAGTTTGTGGGTGCCGAAACCACCAGAAAACAGGGAGAAAAAACCACATGTTCGACGACGAAAACGATAACGACCAGTACGCCGACAACTCCGGTGACGCGATGAGCACGCTTAGAGCGGCACACAAGTCGCAGGGAAAACAGTTGAAGGAAGCACTGGCCGCGTTGGAAGCTGCTAACGAAACAGTGGGCAAGTTGACCACGGTCAACAACACCCGCACGGTGGCCGACCTACTTGTGGCGAAAGGCGTTGACCCAGGTGTGTCCAAGTTCCTGAAAGACGTGGACCCCACCGATGAAGGCATTAGTTCGTGGCTGGCCGAGAACGGAAAGTTGATCGGCTACGACCCCACAAAGGGTAGCGACGAGTCTTCAAGTGAGGAACCCGCACAGGACGAGGATGTTAGCCCGGAAATGGCTGAACTTCAAGCCGCCATGGCAAGAGTCCAAAACCAGGAAGCCTCAGCGGCACCGGGACTCATCAGTGGTGACAAGAAACTTGACGCCATCAACCGGCTGGGTCAGAACGCAACCTCATTCGAAGACGTTGTGAAGGGTCTGCAAGACCTGCACATCGTCAAATAACTAGACTGAAAGGCAAGACTAATGGTTGATGCGTTTACTAGCATCGCCACTGCTGGTGGTTATTCCACAAACACGGTCCAGCCGGCCTATGACCTGCTGTTCCGTTGGGCGCTCAACGTCCTCCCGCAGTACCGTTCTTTTGTTGACACTCGCCCGGAACAGGTCCCCATGACTGGCTCCTCGCAGACGTTGCAGTTGAACCAGTACTTCTCGGAGGCGGCCATCGCTGCCGCGAAGACTCCTCTCCTTGAGGAAGTCGATGTGGCTGCGATCAAGGTGCCTGCCACCATCCCAGTGGTTCTCACCCCGCTTGAGTATGGCTCCGCAACCGTGCGGACCCTCAAGCTGGCTAACCGCACCATGGTTGCTATTGACCCTGTGATCGCTCGCGTGGTCGCGGATCACTGCCGTAAGACCGTGGATGCGCTCATTCAGGACAAGCTCGCTAACGCGACGAACACGCAGTTCTCGGGTGCGGCCACGTCCATTGTGACCACGACTGCCACGACGGTGCTGTCTGCTGACGCGGTTCGCCGGTCCGTCCTGAAACTCCGCGTGAACCAGTCCATTCCGTGGTTCGGGGACCTGTACGCTGTGGGTTGTCACCCCAGCGTGGTTTACGAACTGCGCAAGGAGACCGGCTCTGGCGGTTGGCGTCAGCCGAACGAGTACGGCGCGTCGCAGGAGAACATTTGGAACGGCGAGATTGGTGCCTTTGAGGGTGCCAGGTTCGTGGAGAACGCACGCACCCGTGTTGCAGCGGATGGTGCGACTGGCGCGTTTGTCGCCCGGTCGTACTTCTTCGGCAGGGAAGCCCTTGCCGAGTCGGTTGTGACTGAGCCGAATGTTGTGATTGGGCCGGTCATTGACCGCCTCAACCGCTTCAAGCCTATCGGGTGGTACGGCGACCTCGACTTCGAGGTTTTCCGCAACGAGTCGTTGGTCATCAACTACTCCGGTTCCGCCTCGCTGCTCGCGGCGTTGGGCTGATAGTAGTTAGTATCGCCTGTGGCCTCGCACTCATAGTGTGGGGCCACAGGCGCACCATCTTCCGTTAGGAGCCTGCGATGGCGTCTGTGTTTACACCACCCACGTGGACCTATAACGAGTACCATCCCGGTCGTGCCGCGCATCTGTTTAGCCGGATGAAATGGTGTCAGGTCGGGTACAGCATTATCCGTGACGCCGCCGGTGGTTACACCCAGGAAACTGACGCGGACGATGATGACATTAAGTTTAGTTCAGCGTTTTACATGGGGGGCCGTTCTTACAACATTAGTGACGCCGAGGTTACTGATCTGACTAACGCCGGTTACGGCGCTTACATAACGACTGTTTAGAAAGGCTCCGCCTTGTTCGTCCTTATTTGTCTTATTGTTGCCGCCGTCCTGTTTGCCCTCGCCGCTATTGGTGGTATTCCATCGGGTCGCGTAAACATTGTCGCCGCAGGTCTTTTCTTTTGGGTCTTGGCGACACTCATTCCAAAACTGTAGAGGATAATGATGAAACTCAATAGTGTTGCTAAGTCCATTGTTGGTGCGCTTGTTGCGGGCCTTGGCGCGTTGCAGGTTGCTTCGGTTGACGGTGTGGTCACGTCGGGTGAGTGGATTCAGGTTGCGTCTGTGACGCTCGCGGCGCTGGTGTTGGTGTGGGGTGTCCCCAACGTGGACGTTAAGGCCCCGTCCGGCCCGCCTGCGGGGGTTTGACGTGTCTTGCGCATCATCCTGCACAACTGGCCCCCACTCGTCATACGGTGCCTGTCTCCGTCAGCAGGGTTTGGCTGTCATCGGGCTGGAAACCACGTCTCCGAGTTTCGGCATGACGAGGCAGAAGGCGTTTGATAAGGAAACGAATCTTTATGGGGATACGGTGGCGCAGGGCATTCAGCCTGACAGCACACAAACTAAAGACATTCGTGCGGCTTTGGATAAGTCGGACCAGTTTGGGAAACCTTACCGGGGCGACCTGTAATGGCAACATTTACTATTGACATACCCGACGCCGATGCCGTGCGGGTTACTGCGGCGTTGTGTAATGCGGGTGGTTATGCGGATGTGTCGGTGGGGAATGCTCGACAGTTCGTTATTGATTACATTGTCAGCACTGTTTCTAATGTTGAACAGGCTGAGTGGCGTAAAACGTTGGCCGCTCAGCGCGGCCCCACGCCTGTAACGATTTCCTGACAACCCAACAGAGGGGCTGACAATGCCGAAGAACACAGACCCGCCCGGCTGGGCAAAGACGTACGCCAGCCACGTCGATGCGCTACGGCAGGCTGACATCCGATTCGGGAACGAGCGCGACCGCCGCTACACCGAGGTCAACATCGAAAAAGAGAAGGCGCTCAAGATCAAGGAGACCGCCGACCTCGCAGCACTCCAGTTGGCCAGAGAATCGCAGTCCCTCAAAGAGTTGCAGAACGACGCTCTCCGCGACAAGACCCTGAGCGAGTCCGGCATCTACGCCACCAACGCGGGTGTGGCACAGGCCATCGGGGACTTGAAAACATCACTGCAACCCTTGGTGGATTACGTGTCTGATCACCGTGGCGCGGAGTTGACCAAGGGCAACCTGTACGCCGGGGCCGCTGGCGTGGCGGCCTTCCTGGGTGCCCTGTACTACATCATCCACTGACATGTCTAAACGTGCCTAAAGGTCGCATCGCCCTACTCGCGGCGCTAAGTGTTGTCGCCGTCATTGAAGGTGTCGGCGTGTTCACCAGCAACGACACGATCAGCCAACTGACCAGCGACCTGTTCCACGTGTCCACCACCCAAGGCAAGTGGGCGTTCGCCGTGTCTTGGCTGGGGTTCGCCGGCTGGTACTTGTGGCACATCCTGCATTTCCCGAACAGCGACAAAGCCAACACCAAGGAGAAGTAAATGCCGACGACTTTTGGCGATGTCCTAGAGGAGGTTCTCAGCAACCTTCAAGGTTACAGCGCCGCTCCTGATCAGGTGACATCCATCGCCTCACTTGTTGGTTTGACTGACACTGTGCTGACCGTTGATGACGCCACCACCCTTGGCCGAGGTTTGATCGAGGTTGGGCAAGAGCTGATGTGGGTGCAAACCAAATCAGACACGGGTGGCACTGTGACGTTGCTGCCGAAGGGCAGGGGTTGGCGCGGAACAACCGCTACCACACATGATGTTGGGGATACGGTTGTGGTGTCGCCGTCAGTGCCGCGTTCGGTGGTTGCGCGTGAAGCAAACAACCAGATTCGGGCTTTGTACCCGGACGTGTACGCCGTTGCCACCCAAGAGTTCGTTTACGACAACGTGTTGAAGACGGGCTGGGCTGTTCCTGCGGAAGCTGTCGCCATCCTTGACGTGCGGTGGAAAAACTACCTGAACAACTGGGAGCGGATTAAGAGCTGGGAGGCGGAGAACAGCACTAACTTGACCGATTTTCCTACGGGCAGGTGTGTGCGCCTTTGGCGCATCCCTGTTGGTCGCACCGTGCAGGTTGTGTATGGGACGATCCCGTTGACGCTTTCGGCTGAGTCTGACTTGTTTTCCACGACGGGGTTGAGTGCGTCGGCTAAGGACCTTGTGGTGTTGGGGACAATGGTTCGCGTGATCCCAAACTTGGATGTGTCACGGTTGCAGGTGCAGTACGCGGCGGCGGAAGAAATGGGTGCTCCTCGCCCGAATGGCGGGGCTATCACTGTGGCGAAGTATGTGCAGCAGCAGTATTTGATGCGGTTGCGTCAGGAGCGTGACGTGCTCAATAAGAATTATCCTTGCCGAGTGCACTACACACGCTGATGGCTACCGGCGCGGTTGTTGGTACGACGGACATTCAAACCCTGACGAATAAGCGTATTGACGGGGCGAAAAATACTTTCACTGGCGCGCTCGTCGTATCGGGCGAGCCGTGGGTTTACCCTGCGCTCGGGAACTCGTGGGTGAACTACGGCACCCCTGGCAGCGTGGTTGGCTACCGGAAAATGGCTGACGGGACCGTGACGTTCGACGGCTTGATGAAGAACGGAATCGTATCAACGACCGTCTTTACGCTGCCCGTGGGATACCGACCCAATGCCCAAAAGTCATTCTCTGTTGCCGCCAGCGGCAGGGGTTGCGCAGGTTGCAATCACAAATGCCGGTGCTGTCGTGGTCAACGCCTACTATGCGGGCGGCACCAACATCTACGTCTACCTCTGCGGAGTTCGCTTTTCTCTGGACAGTTGATCGACCTTGACCCCCTCTTTAAGAAGGACTGACTAATGCCAGCTTCGCGTAACTACTCCTCAACCGCTGGCCTGATGCACCTTGTCGGCGGTATCACTGGCGCAGCCGCGTCTTTGATTGTGGACGCGACCACAGGTTTGCCGGCCACCCCGTTCACCCTCCTGTTGGACCCTGGTTCGGCGACGGAGGAGATTGTTGAGGTGACCGCCGTTGGCGGCACCACGTTGACGGTCACACGGGGCGTGGATGGTACGTCAGCGCGGGCGCATTTGAATGGTGCCGAGGTGCGTCACGCTTATAGTGCGAGGGATTTTCAGGACTCCCGCAACCATGAGGCCGCGACTGCTGCGCATGGTGTGACGGGTGCGGTTGTTGGCACAACGAACACGCAGACGTTGACCAATAAGAGCATTGATGGCACAACGAACACGTTCACCAACGTGCCTAAGGTTGCGTTGCCTGCTGACGTGACGTACAACGCCACGGCGCAAACGCTGACTAACAAAACGATTGATGGTGCGTCCAACACGCTAACGAATGTGCCACTGACGGCACTGCCGCGCCTGCCAGTCCCGGTCAATAACGCCGCCGACCGTGACGCCCAGTTCCCTGTGCCCTACGACGGGTTGCAGGTGTACCGGTTGGACCTGCACGTCGCGGAGAGGTACGACGGCACCACCTGGCGCCCTATTGCCCCATATGCGACGTACACCACTCAAGTAACGACTGCCGCTGACGGCACCTTCGCTGTGACGTTCCCTGCGGGAAGGTTCAGTGTTACCCCATACGTCTTCGCCACCATCAACGGGATCACGATCTGTACCGCCATCGTGTCATCACCAACGACATCAGGATGTACCGGTAAAACGCTCTACTGGGCCGGTGGTACCACGTGGGCCGTGACCTCTGGGTTCCTAGTGCAAATCTTCGCTGTCCAAGGGACCGCGACGACTTCGGCAGGCTGACGTGACCCTCGCATGGCTGTCTGTGGACGCGCGCACGGGCGGCGTCCTCGCTGACCTCCCGGACCTCGACTGCCCCAAGGTGAGGTACTGATGACCTACACACCAACGGTTGTACCCGACATTACGGGCACCCTCCCCGGCGAAGTCGTGCCCCTGTACGACGTTGCAACGTCGTACACCCCCACAGGGGTCCGGTTCGACGTGTCCATTGGCGGGGTGCCGTTCATGCTCACCGCAGCCAAAGACACCCCCTACATCCGCCAAACCGCCCCAATCCAGAAACCACAATTCGACGTGTCCGCTCAGGCCGGCGAACAAACGTTGGACCAGTACTGGATTCGGTCGCAGGCGTCCTGGCATCGCGGTGCAGGCGTCAAGTTTTATGAACCAGCCAGCTCAACCTCGGCTAACCGGTTCTGGGAACCGGGCGCGGAGCTGATCACCGAAGACCGTTACGAGTCTTCGGCAGGGGTTGACGTGTGGACCCGCGACCAGGCAACCCTCCTGAAACAAACCACCCTCACAGGCGCGTCAGCAGGGTTGGCTTTCGTCACCACCGGCAAACTCGCGGACGGCACCGACGTGGTGTTCACCAACGAAGCGGGCGTTGTGAAACGCCGCACCGCCGACGGGGTGTCCACGTCGTACACGGGCGGCACGACACTGCTCGTCCGCACGAACCTGTGCCCGAACCCGAAGCTGGGCGTGGATGCAACCGGGTGGACTGTCTCAACAGGTGGCACGGGCACGCGGGTCGTTCAGGGCGCAGGGTGGGCGTTCCAGATGGATGGGTCCACTAACTCCTACCTATACACTCCTGCACCCGTTTCCGTGGGGCAGTTCTGGTCCGGTTCTATTGTCGTGTCTGGACCTGCCGGGCTAACCGTGACCGTCCGTCTCCATGATGGCGTCAAGTACATCACTCCGGACAATAACATCGTCCTAACCGGCACCCCACAGACCGTCGCCGTGACGAGTAGCAGCCTCGCCACCGGTGGAACCTATCCGCGATTCGAGGTGCACCCCAACTCGCCCACCGGCAACCAGTGGTCCTCCGGGCAGATGCTGACCGCCACAAACGCACTACTTGAAGTGGTGGGCGGGATTGGGGCTCCCGCAGGCACCTACTTCGACGGGTCAACACCCGGTGCGGTCTGGACGGGCACCCCCAACGCGTCAACATCCACGCTGACGACCACCGTCGCTGCGGCGCTCACCGCCGTCGCCGTGGCGGGGTCCAAGATTCTCGTCGGCCACGCCGCAGGTATCGACGTGGGGGACACCAACGGCTCCGCCATGGCAGCCCTGTGGACTATCGCCTCAGGTGCCACCGTCGTCCCGTACTGGGTTAAAGGCAGGATCATTGCGTCCATCGGACCATCCCTGTACTCCCTCACCCTGACCCCTGGTGGGGCCATCGCCTCCACCAACATCATCCACACCCATGCGGACCCCAACTGGGTTTGGTCGGCGGTCACGGACGGACCGGCTGCGATCTACGCGGCAGGTTATTCCGGCGCGCAATCCACCATCTACAAGTTCACGTTGCAGGACGCCACCACCGGAACCCTGCCCACACTCGGTCAGGCGTATGAGATTGCGGTCATGCCCACCGGGGAACGGGTCATGGCGTTGCGCTCCTACCTTGGCGGGTACTTGGGTGTTGGCACGGACAAGGGCGTAAGGGTCGCCATGATGGACACCAATGGCAACATCAACTACGGCCCGCTCGTGGTCGAAACCACGAACCCGGTGCGGGCGCTGGAAGGCAACGGGTCTTTCATCTACGCCGCAGTGCAGGAAGAAATCGACGGCCTCACAGGTGCCGTCCGCATCAACCTCGGGCAACCCCTCCCCCATGAAGACCTACGGTTTGCTTACGCCATGGACGCGCAAACCCACGATGTCGGTATGCCGTCCAGCATTGCGTTCTTTGGCACCACCGACCGTGTCGTTTTGGGCGTCACGTATGAGGGTGTGTACACGCAGTCCGCGACCCTGCTGGAAGCCACCGGGTACATCCTGTCCGGGCGCATCCGGTACAAGACTACGGAGAAGAAAGCGTTCCGCCTTGCCGACCTTCGGGCACGCATCCCGGCAGGGACGGTGTCCCTTGCCGCCATTGACGAGGGCGCAAGCGAAGTCAGGCTAATCACATTGAACGCCAACGGCACAGACGGAACCTCCATTGGGTTGACGCAACCGGCAGGCAACCACGAATACTTGTCGTTCCGAACCACGTTGACTTGCTCCGGTGACGGGCTGACCGGACCCACATTGCAGTCGCTGCAAATCAAAGCCCTGCCCGCACCGAAACGGCAGAGGCTCATCCAGTACCCGCTGAACTGCGGGGACAGGGAGACGGACGCCGCTGGCGTGAAGTGCGGGTACAAGGGTTGGGCGTGGGAGCGCATCCAAGCCATGGAGTTGGCGGAGGAAGCCAGCGTGGTGCTGCACTGCCAAGACTTCACTAACGGTGAAACCTTCTTCGCCACCATTGAACAGTCAGAGTTTGCCCGCGTCTCCCCTCGCGCTGCCGATGCGTCAGGGAACTTCGCTGGCACCCTCAAAGTGACTCTGCGGAAACTCTGATGGCGTCCTGGTTCTCCCGCATACTCACCGTGGGCTGCGTCGGAGCTGACGTTGAACTGGTGCAGCGCAAGTTGCGAGCCAGCACACTGTCCGGGGTGTACGACGCCGAAACGGCGTCTCGCGTGCGCGGCGTGCAGTTCGCTGACAAGTTGCTGGTCACGGGGATGGTGGACGCAACCACCGCCAATGCTATTGGCGAATCCATCCGGTTCGGCTTCACCCCCGACTGGTTCCACCGGGACCTTGCTGTGGGCGACAACGGTGACGACGTTGCACGACTTTGCACCCTGATCGGATGCGCGGGGGTCAGGTTTGACACCGTCGTTGAGGCTGCCGTGCGCAGGTTCCAATCATCGCACCACCTGCCCCTCACCGGGCAGGTGCACGAAAAGGACGCCGTGATGCTTGGCGACGACGCACCATGGAAGGTTGCGTAGCAACACGTAAGACACACACAAAGGCCCCACCCGTAGCAGCACACGGGTGGGGCCTATTCGTGCGTTCAGGGACGGTCAGAGACAAGAGACTCCCGTAGGGGGCACCACGGGCCTGCGGCGGGCCTTCGGCGCACGAGCCACCTTCACAGCGTCAAGTTCCTCCATACTCAACACCTTAGACGTTCTTGCAGGAGGCTGCGCAACAGTGCCCGCCCCCAGGTGACCCAACAGTTCACGCACCGGACCACCATGCTCCTCACACAAGGCGAACGTGCGCAACCTGCCCGCACCGAACGCGACACGCACCCTGGTCACGGGTTCCCCCACACGCCGGCACACATCGCACACCTCGATACGTTTCGTGATAACAGCCATGCCTCATGCTCCTCTGATCGTGGTGATGTTCTCTGACGTTTCAATGATACTAGCAGGGGTTTGGAACATGCGCCGACCTTTCAACAGGTCGTTGCGTTTCTTCACGTCCACATCCAACCCCAAGTACCGTTCGGTCATCACCGTCGTCTTGTGATGCAACATGGCAGCCACATACCGCAGGACCCCGTCATACGAACCCTCATCAACCATTTGATCAAACAAGGCACGCGCACCAGACCGGCGCAACGTGTGCACCCCCTCCATTGTTGACTTCCCGTCCTCACCCCGCAGGTCAACACCAAACGCGGCGAGAGGTTTCTGCACGTACCTGTGCGCACGCTGCAACTGGTGATCCGGCACACAGTTGTGGTGCGGCCTGAACACCATGAACCCGCCCCCCGGACCGGACCCGTCATTACCCAACGGGCGGCGCCGCCGCTGCGGCACCAAGAAAAAGTCCGGCTCCAACGGTGCCTGAATGTCCTGCCCATACCAAACCAGCCACCTGCGCAGCTCCGTGTCCAGTTCCTGGCAGATGGGCATGGTGTCCACAAGTTGACTTTTCATGACGTGAACCAGAATCTCCTGCCGGTCAAGGTCAACATCCTTGACCCGCAGCGCTGTGATCTCCGACGACCTGATGAACAGGAACAAACCCAACGCGACAACGATCCGCTCCAACGGGGTGGAGCAAACGTCAAGGAACGCTGCGAAGTCTTTGGGGTCAATCCTGGTGCGCGGCTCCAACATGACCTTAATAGCCCTCGTGTTCGCTGTCGGGTCGGCACCACCACCAAGGTAACGCCGGGACCGGCACCATTTGGTGAACGCGGACAGGCAGGACAGGTGGCTGTTGACAGTGTTGGGTTTGTACCCGCGACCCATCACCCAGGCTTGGAACAGTTCACCGTGGCGTGCGTCAAGGTGTTTGACTTGCAGGTTTCCGACTTCGCGCAAAAAGTAGGAGAGGGAGCGGGCGTTGACGGTGAGCGTGTTCGGGCGGAAGCCCGCCGTTTTGCGGTAGGCCAAAAACTCGGTGATGGCGTCACTCAGGGTGAGCGGCAAACCCGCCATGATTCCTCCTCCGTTGTGTCCTTATGGTGTGTGCAGGTCACACTGTACCACACCCCATAGTGTGTGCCAAAACACAGCAACACACACATGAGACGATATCATTCCACAGTGCTGACCTGCGGTTATGCGGGTTCTAATCCTACACCCGCATAATAGTTGTGTGCCAGTGTGTGCTTATGATAGCCTTCACATGTACCAACAGGTACACACGCTTTACCAACCGTTGACCAGGGAGAGAAGATGACACAGCAGAAACTAGACGACTCGGAGGTGGAGCAACTGCTTCGCTCCGGGTGGTCACAAATGGACGTGGTGAAATGGTACCGCGAAAAAGGTGTTGACGTAACACAATCCGCCATTTCGCAAGCCATCAGCACCGGCCGCATCAAAGCCGACACAGACCGTGCCACAGGCGGAATCCCGTGGCACCTCAAACCGGAACACCGCCACCGTCACGCGGCACGCATGCTCCGCACCCAGGCACGACTGGACGCCGGCCTCGAGGTCGGCCCGTCCCTGCTGCCGCAAATCACACAATGGCGGGCGGGCATGGAGCTGGAAGACGCCGTCATCCACTATGACCCTGACACGGAGGAAGGCTTCTGGCGGGTGCCCCGCCGTGGCGGGGTTGACGCCTGGTGGGTTCGTGACCCGACCATTGACGACGACGGTTTGCCGGTGCACACAACCCGGTGACCCACACATAGCC